TCCCCATGATCTCCGTTGCTTTTGCGGAAGACATGGTGTAGGATCTACAAACTCACTTCACCACACAGAAAACATGACTTTGCTTGACATCGCAGAATTTGAAAATGCCGCAGACTCTTCTGACATAGAAAAACATTTTCTTGCTGCCGCATATAATCATCTTTCTTTTGGTGGCGGAGACAACGAATGGATATGCGAGTTTATGGACTTACCAAAATCCGCAGAGCTGTTTAGCGATCCATTTAATAGATACGCATACTCCTGCCTGTATGATGAATTTACTAATTTCTCTCACGCACCAATCAATGACATCACATTCTCTACACGCTTAAAAAACGCAGCATCTTGCGAAATAAGAACAGCAGAAGAATACGTACAAAGTATTGCAAGTCTTCCGATTGAAAGCGATCTAGACACTTGGCGCTTTCAAGTACTGCCCATCTGGAAATTTCATCGTTCACGCCGTCTGATCAAAGATTATCTTGCAACTTCACTTGATCTTATAGATAAGAGCTGCAGTCAGTCTGAATCAAAAATTGCCCTCTCGAATGTTCTTCATGCCGCAGAGCTTCTCGATGGCAACGACCTCGCTCAGGAGGCCCTGCACCCCCTTCTCGCCTCACGGGAGATACTGCTAGGCCCAAAGCTGGTCAACAGGGTGCTGCAGACCCGTTTCAGCGGGCTGAACAGCTGCCTGGGTGGAGGCATCCGTCATCCCGACAGCGCAGACAAGGGCAGGCTGATCGTCGTCGCAGGAAGACCCGGCTCTGGCAAATCAACCTGGGCAATGAATCTTGCACTTGATGTTGCGATGAAAAAGTGCAAAGTACTGTTCTATACGCTCGAAATGTCAGAAAAGGAGGTTTGCGATAGAATGATAAGTTGCATGGACTATCTTAATTGCATAGAAAATAACGCACGCAATCCACTGTCCTATGCACACATCATTCGACAAGCACGCGACAAAGATCAAGAGGAGCGTCTGCGTGAAATGCAATTAGATGAGATTGCAAGAAATCTGATATTTGCAAAAACATATGACGTTACACCTGACCAAGTAGTTTCAAAAATCAAAACAGAGAAGCGCAAAAACAAAGACCTAGGTTTAGTCGTAATTGATTATCTCACGCTCCTTGATCTTGATTCTGAAAAAGTTTCAAGCGAAAACAGGGCACTGGCTGTCGGCAAAGCAACGCGACGCCTGAAGACTGTTGCCCTTCAGACAGGCGTTGACATCTTGGCCGTCTGCCAGCTCAACAGGGGCGTTGAAATGCGAGACAACAAGCGCCCAATGCTCTCCGATCTACGCGAATCAGGGCGCATCGAAGAAGACGCTGACGTTGTAATTATGAATTACTGGCCGTATTACTACAACAAAGAAGAGGATCCACTACTTTATGAATACGCTGTCGTAAAAAATAGACAGGGTGCGACTGGTACATGCAATGCAACGTTTGCTGCTCAGTTCTATGCAATGCTTGATTCGATGAGCCAGCTATGAAACATTCTTCTCGTCGCACGTCCTGCCCTGTTTGCGGGCGAAACACTGATGACAAGTGCAGGTGGAATGATGAAGTGATATTTTGCTATGACGGCACATCTTTTGCGCCACCTCAATTTCTCAGAATTGGCGATAAGATAAAAATTCAAACTGAAAACTATGCTCTTTTCTCGCAAAGCTGTGGATTCGCAAATAATTCATACGGCTTCGCGTTGGTGGACGACTTTGATTACAGGTTTCTAAAGTATGAGGACAAAAGGCAATTCAGAAAAGAATGCGTAAGAATAACTAGAGAGTTTATTAAAAAACGAGACAGCTTGAATGCGTTTTTGAGTGCGATCAAGAATGAGGACTATTTTCATGAAATGAATCTTGCTGAATTTAACGCTAACAAAAAGTTCACAGAGAAAGCTATTTCTCTGCTCGCATCACTTTCAAAATATGCGACTGCAAATAAAAGATACGTGGTTGACTATCTCATGCAAATTAAAGAAATTGTCGAATCCTCTCAGTGCATGGACGAGAATCTTTCAGCGATCTACTCTTTTGAGAGGTTGCACTTTGAGTAATGCAGGTTCCAGGGCGAAAGATTTCACCAGCACCCAACTGGACATCAATCTTTAGCGTTCATCCTTTGCTGGATCCGCCCGGATACGCGGAAGTGTTCATTGACATTAAAGAGAATCCGCGAATCAAGCCCAAGGAGATTGAAAAAGAAAAAACTGCAGCCAAGAAAAAACAGAAAAAACTTGGGCGAAACGAAAAAAATTAGAAGTCGCTCCAGTGACTCTCTTTGCGTTTTTCAAATTCATCTAGCGTCACCTTCTCAAAGTCAATCGGCGCAACAGGAATTTTTCTTGTCATATTCTTATTGTCGGAGTTCTCCTCAGTTGCAATTCCGTTGATCTCGCAGTACTTCTCATACCACTCCTGAATCATTCTTCTGTCAACAAAGCCCTGCATAAGATTTGCAATCGCCTGCACGCTTTCGCCTTTCTCGAAAAGCAGGTTGACGCAAACGCGCAAAATGCGATTGAGGGAAGTCGAAGCTCGTGTGGGCATTTTGCAACTAAGTGGCTTGACAGCTCGTGCTAAGCGATGTTACCTTACAGCTTGTCCACTCGACCACTCAGAAAACGTGTCGGTTCACCAAAAGCTCATGCAGGCACGCATCGCTCTGCAGGGCACAAAGCTGACGAAAAGCGGTAAAAACAAATTTGCTGGATACAACTACTTTGAGCTTGGGGACTTCCTGCCAACTGTCCAGGAGATCTTTCTGAAGCTTGGCATTTGTGGTGTTGTTTCATATGGCACCGAGCAAGCAGTTCTTACGATCTATGACTGCGAGAAGCCGGATGAAAAGATTCTGATCTCCTCGCCTATGTCTTCCGCTGCACTGAAGGGCGCTCACGAGATTCAGAACCTAGGCGCAGTGCAGACCTATCTCCGTCGCTACCTCTGGGTGACGGCAATGGAAATCGTTGAGCACGACGCTCTTGATGCGGTCCTCGGTAGTGATTCCAGTAGCTCTGCGCCTGCTCAGAAACGCTCTGCCGCCCCCGCTCCCGCTCAAGCATCAACACAGCCTGAGTCGTCGCTGCAGGACAAACTGGAGGCAAAGCTGAACGAACTGGGCATCACTCCTTATGGCATTAAGACGGTGCTTGCAATCACAGAAGCAACTGCACTTTCTGATATCGCAGAAAACAAGGCAAGCGCTCTACTGAAAGCTGTTGGCTCTGACCATATCAAGATGTTTAATCTTGGCAAAAACAGCAAGGGCGCGCAAATTATTCCCGAGCCGGTTGCCAATAAAGTAAGCGGTCGGAATTCTATTGATACGCTTGCCAAAGCCGCCGAGGAGGCTTTCGGTGATGACTGACTTCTTGAATCTAAAGATTGCTCACAAGCAAATTGTGTGTCCAAAGCACGGTACACACAAGTATCACATCAGCAGCGACATTGAGGGCTATGAGGGCAATTGGTGCATGTTGTGCTGGCTGGAATCCCTTGGCCCTTCTTTGCCAATTGCAGTCGATGACGATGACTGAATTTCACCCCACACCATTCCACGACTTCTCCATCGAGCTGCGCGACCCGTGGCCCGTAGTTGAACGCCTACGCATGACACTGCGCGAAGCCGAGCGCTATTGCCTCGGCGCTGAGAACACCACCGGCCACTGCATCACATCCCTTCTTGAAATCCTGCCTGACGAAGATGACTGACTACAAGTTCGTACCTGATTCCAGGCTTCAAGAATTTCACGCAACCTCTGCTCAACTCATTCGCGCTGTTATCTACAACGCCATCAAGGACACCGCCGATTGTCATTGGCGTGTTGCTGAAGGACCAGAAGAAGGCAGTCAAATGGTGCGTGTTGGCGATCTACTGGCATGGGCTGAACAAACCGCGTCTAACCTAGAGAAAACTGATGACAACTCAACTTATGTTCACCCCACCAAAAAGTGATCTTATTCGACAATGGATGGAAAAAGCAGGTGTGTACCAACAGGAGGAATGGTATTACGAAGCAAATCTTGCCATTCAAGCTGCTGAATGGGGCTACCAGCAAGGAGCTGATGCCGAGCTAAACGAGTGCTGTAAGTGGTTGCCTAACCTGCCGCCATGGAGCGCAGATGATCTGCGTAAACATCGCCGCCCAAAACCGCCGAGCTTGAAGGAGCAAGCGCTAACTGCGCTGACGCGGTACACGACTGGTGAAACAATCCTCACCAACGAATCTGTTGACACCATCCGCCGCGCACTGGAGGCCCTGCCCGATGACTGACCACCTCACCTCCCGCGCCCAGCGTCTAATCGAAGAGTTTGAGTACGGCGAAAGCATTCGTGAGGGCATCGCCAACGTGCTGCTGCACTTAGCCGCCACCTGGGACAACTACAGCGATGGCGACGAGTATTGGCATGGGGTCACAGTTGACACTCTTGAAGAGTTTGCCACTGAACTCACGGCTCCAACCCTGCTTGATCGCGCCTTAGCCGGGGATCGTACTGCTGCAAGGCAGTTCCTGCAGGAGGCGGGCTTTGTTGACGAACACGGCCAACTCACGGCTCCTTATCGACCCGAGAATTTCGATGGCTGAACCCCTCTCCCCCACCGCTCGTGCAGTCCTAGATGCCGCCTTTGACCCTTGGCAAAGCACTGATACCCCTGCATCTATTGCTGCCGCCGCCCTGCGAGCTGCTGCGGATCACATCGACCACGACTGGTCAGGCTTCAACTGCGTTGATGCGTTGTATGAAATTGCCGCTGAACTTGAAACCCAGTAGTTACCTTCACTCTCATGCCTAAAAGAATTGATCTCACCGATGACTGGGCTCACAGCGGTATCGACATCACTTGGACACCCTCAGCCCAGCGTCTTGACTTTGGCGGGTGGTACGACTCGTTTGTCGGTATCGAAAGCCATAGCTTCAGGCTGCGCGAGTTTTTTGATGCACTTGGCATCACAGAAAAAGACTGCGCTAAAGCCTTCAAGTCCTAAACTCATGGAGCTTTTTAGGCGAAGGGCGTGGCGAATCATTGCTAAAGCCCTTGGGGAAAAAGCGCATCATCACAATCGGATCGCTGATCAGGTTGCATTGGTGCGTTTTTGCATTCTTCTCGCCTACATGACAACGAACATCTTTATTTGCGCAGGAGTTATCCGACATTGGAACAACTGAAAGTCAAGCTAATTCACTGCACCCCAGATGCAGAAAAGCTCATCGTCAAAATGGCTCGCGTTAGTAATCCGAGCAATCAGGAAAATTGGGACACAGGGCCAAAGCTACTGCGCTATCTCATCAAGCACAAACACTGGAGCCCATTTGAAATGGCTTCCATGTGCGTAGAAATAAATACAGAGCGAGACATTGCTGCGCAAATCTTGCGTCATCGCAGTTTTTCATTTCAAGAATTCAGCCAGAGGTATGCAAAAACATCTCCAGCTGAATGCCCCGCCCAGCGACTTCAGGATACAAAAAACAGGCAGCACAGCATTGACGAGCTAACCAGTGAACAACAAAATGCTTGGGCACGTTATAGCGCAGAAGTGATCACCAAGAGCTATCAATTGTATGAAGACATGCTTCAAGCTGGACTAGCAAAAGAAACAGCCAGGCGCATACTTCCTTTATGCACGCCAACAACTCTATATATGCACGGAACCCTGCGTTCTTGGTTGCATTATATTGATGTGCGCGCTGATCTTGGAACGCAGCTTGAGCACAGAAATATTGCACTAGAGTGCAAAAGAATTTTTTCTCTTAATTTTCCTACAATCGCGGAGGCGGCTTTCGGTGAGATGCGCTAATTGTGATCACGAGCGAATCAATGTTGATCGCACCTGCCGTGATACATCTGAGTCAATCTTGCGTAAACGTAAATGCCCTGAGTGCGGGCATACAGTTTTTACCGTTGAGGTTGAACTTCCGGATGGACTTGTTAAGCATGATCATAATTTTGTTATGCGTCGCCTACCCGGTTGTCTTCGTGTTCACTTCTCATAATCACTAATCACCCATGACACAACAACACCCCATCACCCCACCGCCGGAGTTGGCGCTGCAATGGATTAACGAGTACTTAAACGAGCATCCTGAAGGAGTAGACGTTGAAGTTCTTGTTGTTAGCGCCGCCCAATGGGGCGCAGACCAGGAGCTGGAGGCGTGCTGTGAAGAAATGAAAAGCATCCCCAGCCCGCTCGGTATTCCCTTCGGAGAGATGGCATCCAACGCCCTCCGCGCCGCCCGACGCCCAAAGCCGCCGAGCTTGAAGGAGCAGGCACTTGCCGCCCTAAACGAGATCGAGGATAGTTACGGCGGACCATCAACTCAAGAAATACTAATTCGCCGCGCCCTGGAAGCTTTACCCGATGGCTGATCCCCGCGTTATTCAGGCGTTTGCAGTCGGGTTCCTTTGCAACCCAGTTCTGTGGATCGCCATTCACCACCTTCTTACAAACAGGCCATGAATGAACACCCAATCACCCCACCACCTGAACTGGTTGAGCAGTGGATGCAAGTTCACACCACCAAGTACGACTTAGCCCGTGAAGCCGCCCAATGGGGCGCAAATGAAGAACTCGAAGCGTGTCGAATGGAAATTATTGATGGAGAAGGACTCTTCTACATTGACGAAACCAGTGACCGTGTTCGTTTAGCTGATGACATCTGGACTGCCCGCCGCCCTAAGTTACTGAGTTTGAAGCAGCAGGCTTTGCAAGCACTAAATGATGCCGTCAAAATGGCCGATGA